CCAACCGCCGGCGTGCCCGGCTGGACGAGGAGGAGGAGGCGTGAGCCTGCACCCCCTTCTCTCCATCCGGCCCGCCGGGGGCTTTGGCCTGATCATGGCCGACCCGCCCTGGTCCTACGAGATGTTCAGCGCGAAGGGCTATGCCAAGGCCCCGGAGGCGCAGTACGCGACCATGGGCCTTGCCGCGATCAAGGCCCTGCCGGTCGAGGCGCTGGCGGCACCCGACTGCCTCCTGTGGCTTTGGGCGGTCAACCCGCAGCTGCCGCAGGCGCTGGAGGTCATGTCCGCCTGGGGCTTCACCTTCAAGACCGCCGGGACCTGGCTGAAGCGGACCTCTGGGAACAAGGTCGCTTTTGGAACCGGCTACATCCTGCGGTCGTCGAACGAGCCGTTCCTGATCGGCACCAGGGGTAGCCCCAAGACGACACGCGGCACACGGTCCAGCATCCTTTCCTACGAGGATCAGCGAGCGGCGAAGTGGTCCGATGACTGGCCGAACGGCACCGTGACGATCGAGGCTACCGCCCGCGAGCACAGCCGCAAGCCCGACGAGGCCTTCCGCGCCTGTGAGGAGCTGATGCCGGACGCCCGGAAGCTGGAGCTTTTCAGCCGCACCGACCGCGAGGGCTGGGCCACCTGGGGCGACGAGGCCGGCAAGTTCGGGGCCGCGACATGATCCGCTGGACGGAAAGCGACCGGCACCGGTTGCACCCGCAGGAGCAGGCGCAGCTGGCGCTGTGCGACCGGATGACCATCCTCGAGCAGGCCTTCACGGCCGAAGTCGACAAGCACCTGGCCGCCCGCGCCCGGTTGGACCATGTGCAGAAGGACCTCGGCCGAGCCCTGACAGCCTTGGCCAGACTGGAACGCGAGAACCGCGTGCTGATCGCGCTTCTGGAGCAGGGCAAATGACCGACCTGCCCGCGCCCCCGGCCCATGTGGAGCCCTACGTCCAGGTCCTGGGCGCGGAGCTCGCCTTCGACTTCCTGATGCGCTTCGGCGGGGCAGAGCTTTACCTGTCACCCACGCCCCAGGGCCGGTCACAGGTCGAGGCCTTCATCGGTTCGGAGAAGGTTGCCGAACTTGCCGCCCTGGGCCTGCCCCGCCGGGTGCCAACGGCAAAGCCATGGCTGGCAGCCGTGATGAAATCACAAGGCTTGTCAGGCGCGGAAATCGCCCGCAGACTGCATGTGTCGGATGTGACCGTGCGGGGCTGGCAGAAGGTCAGCCCGGCATCTGACCCCCGACAGACCTCCCTCTTCTAGCCCCTCCGCAAACCCTTGCGGGTGATATTGCCCCCCCGATCCGGCGCAAACTGACCCCAGCATCTGCCGGGTCGCCCCCGGCCGTATCTGGGGGTTCCTCATGCAGACCAGCTCCAAGGGTCGGGCCGACATCAAGCTGCACGAAGGCGAGGTCCTGAAGGCCTATCGTGACCCGGTCGGCATCCTGACCATCGGCGTCGGCCTGACCAGCGCTTCGGGCGTGATCAGGGTCACGCCGGGCATGGTGATCACCAGGGAGGAGTCGGAAAGGCTGCTGACGCTGGCGCTGAACCGGAACTACGAGCCGCGCGTCCAGAAGGCCATGCCGAAGGCCAGCCAGCACGAGTTCGACGCCGGGGTCAGCTTCGATTTCAACACCGGCGCGATCCACCGGGCGAGCTGGGTGAAGTCCTGGCGTGTGCAGGACTGGGTCATGGTCGAGGCGGGCCTGAAGCGCTGGACGAAAGCCGGTGGCAAGGTGCTGCCCGGCCTCGTCCGCCGCCGCGAGGCGGAATACAAGATGATGCGCTACGGCCGCTATGCCAGCGACGGGAAGGCAGTGCCGGTCCCGACCTCGCCCAAGGCCGCGCGGATAGCCCTGACCCTGACCCGCCCCGAGGTGCAGGAGGTCTGGGAAGCCTTCCGGAAGCTGGGCTTCTACCCCGGTCCGGATCACGACCAGATCTCGGTCGACGCGGTCCGCGCCTTCCAGAGGGCCCACGACCTGACCGTCGACGGCATCATCGGCCGCGCCACCCTTTCCACCCTGCAGCGCGCGCTTGACGCCCGCGCCAAGGCCGTGCCTGCCGCCGGGGTTCCGGCCGTCGCCGGGGCAACCTCGGTCAGCGGCGCGGATGACATCCTGACCGGCCTGCCATGGGCGGCCGATGCCGTCCTGGTCGTCGGCGCCGCCTATGCCCTGTGGCTCGCCTGGCGCTACCGCGACCAGGTCGCCGCCGCCGTCCAGTCCCCCCTGCCGCGTGTCGCGGCGTACCTCAGGAGCTTCTGATGCGGTTCATTCGCTACGCCCCACTTGCGGCAATCGGCCTTTTCCTCGCCTTGGTTGTCGCCGGGGCGGCAATGGCCCAGGTTCAGCGCTGCGGGTCGCTGGCCGATGTGCTGGCGGACCTCTCCAGCGCCTATCATGAGACGATCATCTGGGAAGGCACGATCAGCCCGCGCCAGAAGCTGATCCTGACCTCGTCCGCCGACGGCGCGACCTGGACGACGCTGGTCGTCGAGGGCACGGTCGCCTGCCTTCTCACCTCGGGCAGGGGCACCACCGTCAAGCTGCGCCCGGCCGGGGAGGACATCTGATGTCCGCCCTTCTCGCACTCGCCGTCCAGGCAGGGTTTCCTACCATCAAGGCCATCCTGCAGCGCAAGCTCGGCGATGAGGCCGGCGGTCTTGCCACTGACGTGGTCGGCGCGCTGGCGGGGCACCTGCGCGTGAAGCCCGAGGAGCTTGAGGCGCTCGCCGAGACTGCCCCCGGCAGGATTATCGACGCCATGCGCGCGGTCGAGCCGATGACGCCCGAGATGATCGGTCTCTACCAGAAGGGTCTGGAGAACCAGATGGCGCTTCTGATGGCCGAACAGGAGGAGGGCGGCTGGAAGGCCAACTGGCGGCCCCTGGGCATGTACTTCGTCATGGCGCTTTGGGCCTGGCAGGTGATCGTCCTGCATGTCGCCAACGCCATCTGGAAGATCGCCCTGCCCCCCATGCCCTGGGAGCAACTGGTCACCTTCACCGGCCTTTACATGGGCCTTTACATGGGCGGTCACACCATCAAGGACGTCGCCTCGAAAGTCGCGGAGGCGCGCAAGTGATCGAGTTCGATTTCACCGTCACCCTCTCGTTCGCGCTGGCCTGCGCCACGATCATCTACACCTGGTGGCGTACCCGCGACCGCAATGTCGACGACCGGTTCAAGGGCGTGGACGAACGCTTCAAGCTCGGGTCCGAGCGGATGGACCGCCACGACGCCCGCCTGGCCAGCATGGAGCAGACCCTGCGCGGCCTGCCCGCCCGGCAGGACATGCACGACCTGCAGATCTCGATCACCGAGCTCAAGGGCGACCTAAAGACCATGTCGGCCGTGATCGAAGGACGGAACCGGCTGATGGAGCGGCTGGAGACAATCGTCGAACGCCACGAAGACCACCTGCTGGATGGAAGCAAGAAATGAGCGATTACCTGGAAACCCTGCGCGAGCATGCCCGCATCGCCATCCTGCGCCTGCTGGAAGAGGCCCCGCAGTACACGTCGAACGTGGCGATGATCACCACCCTTCTGCAGGACTTCGGCATCGGCTTCACCCGCGACCAGGTGGCCGGCGAAGGCGCCTGGCTGGAAGAGCAGGGCCTGGTCACCCGGACCGAGCTTGGCTCGGGCCTGGTGGTCCTGACCGCGACCCAGCGCGGGATCGACGTGGCCACCGGCACCGTGCGCCACCCCGGGGTGCAGCGCCCGTCGCCCAAGAGGTAGACCCATGCCCGCCCCGAAGAAGCTGGACCTGATCCCCGACCAGTTGCGCAAGCAGCTTGAGGCCGCGCTGGTTGCGCGCGGGTTTTCCGACATCCTGAAGGTGACGGAAGAGCTGAACTTCTGGCTTGAGGAGGAGGGGCTGGAGGTCCGGATCGGCAAGACCGCGGTGGGCGAGTTCAGCCTCCTCCTGAAGCGGCAGCGCGATGCCTTTTCGGTCTCGAAGCACGTCCTGGCCGAGATGGAGATCGGCGAGGAGAGTGCCATCTACCAGACCCTTTTCCAGCTGGTCGCGGCGCAGGCCGTCCACCTGGTGAAGGCCATGTCCGACGCCGACCAGGTGATCGAGGCGAAGGACCTGCATTTCCTGGGCAAGATGCTGAAGGACCTGATGTCCGCCGCTGGGATCAACGAGAAGCTGACGCAGGAGGCCGAGAAGCGCCTGAAGGCGAAACAGGACGCCGCCCTGACCAGCGCCGTCGCCACCGGCGACATCGACGCCGAAGCCGCCGCCA